ATACAGGTACTGCTACTAACAGAGTTCTTACTCCAGCAAACCTTAGGAGTGTTCTTGGAACAACAGGAACTCTTTCTACTGTATTAAAATATACTGATTTAATTGGAGATGCAGCAGCTACTACAATAGTAGTCACTCACTCAATAGGACAAAAACATGTTCAGGTTTCAGTAATTGATGAATCTACAGGAGATGTAGTAATTTGCGAAGTAGAAAATACAAGTACAACTACAACAACTTTTAAATTCAATGTTGCTCCAACACTGAATCAGTACAGAGTAATTATAGTAGGATAATATATGGCCATACAGAAAATCTTAACAGACTTGGAAGTTTCAGGTGCCGTGACAATTGACTCAGATACAGATACAATCTTGAAGCTGAACTCAACAGACAACGGTGCACTCTATGTAAATTACGCTAGAAGTGACGACAGGCATGCCTATGTTGGATTTGGTGGGGCTAGTGATAACTTTACTATAATGAGTGAAGAGGTTGGCGGTCAGTTAATACTAGGAACTGCGGCAACTACAAGAATGACTATTGATGAGACTGGAAATGTAGGTGTAGGTACAGATCCTCAATCTAAATTTCACGTCAGANCTTCAAGTTCAGGAGCTTCAACTCATGCAGGAACTTTAATTGTAGAGGCAGGTTCAGCTCCTTCTATACAGATTCTTTCAGCAAATACACAAACACAAAGTATTAAGTTTGGAGATGCCGAAGATGGAGATGTGGGAAGAATTACATATAGTCATGCTACTAATGAAATGACACTAGTTACTGCAGCAGCAACTAGAATGACTATTGATAGTGTTGGCCATGTAGGTATAAATGAAACAAATCCTTCTGAAGAATTACACGTAACAGGTAGAGCTATAATAACTGATAGGCTAGGAATTGGTGGAGACTTTGTTCCACAAAAAGCTCTTCACTTAAAAAATGCTGCTCCTATATTTAGGATGGAAGATACTGATACAGCAAGTTATGCTGAGTTTGTAAAAACTTCAAGTAGATTTACAATTAGATTAGATCCAACTGATACAGAGACAGCAAGCGAGATAACACTTGAATTAGATGGAACTGAAAGGTTTGTGGTAAAACCTGATGGTGTAGGAGTAGGAGTGACAAATCCAAAATCAGCACTAGATGTTAATGGAGGAGTTAAAGTAGCTAATGACCCGGCTACTACTGCTTTAGATACAAAAGTAGGAACTATAAGATATAGAGTTCTTAATAGCATTTCGTATATGGAAATGTGTATGCAAACAGATGGAAGTACGTATGAGTGGGTTATCATTGTTAAAAATGATTGGACTTTATAAAATAAAGCTATGGGAGCAAAAATATTTAATGCAGATAAATTTATTGTAGATGGAGGAACATCTGGTCAGTTTTTAAAAGCTGATGGATCAACACAAGCAATAACACCATTAACTACTGCGGAAGAAATACAAGACATAGTTGGTGCTATGGTTAATGGAAATGTAGAAACTAACATCTCTGTAACATACAGTGATGGAGATGGTAAGTTAAATTTTGTAGGTAATCCTACAGATACATTTTTAGAAGCTGTTGGGACACCAGTTGCAAAACAATTGGGAATTTGGAGTACTGCAGGTACATTAGAAGGAGACTCAGATCTTACATATAATTCAACAACAACAACACTTACTGTATCAGGAGAAATATCAACTTCACAATATAACTTAACAGCAATGCAAATAGTTCCTCTTGCTAGAAATGCAACAGGAGTTTTAGGGGAGATAAGAATAAATGCAACAGGTATATATGTATGCAGTGCTACAAATTCCTGGAGCAAAGTAACCTTGGCAACTTCTTGGTAGTTTTTTCCTACTTTTCCAAAATCTATTTTAGCTATAATAAATAAATAAAAATCAATTCATTCTTACATATATTTGTATAGACGTACACACTTAATATCATGAAATCAACAATGCTTTTTTTTAAAGAAATGACAGTAGGCAAAAGTCTTCTGCTGTCTTTGAGTCCCGTCCTAATAATGATATTAAGCATGAAAACAATTTTATTTGCATTATTTATAATTATAATAATTGATCTTTTAACTGGAATAAGAAAATCACATTATACAGAAGGTGTTTTATTTCAACCATTTAAAAAAGAATTCTGGAAAGTAATAAAGTCAAAAGAACTTCGCAGGACTTGGACTAAAGCAGTTGAATATATAACAGGAATTATAGCTTTCACAATCTTAGATACAATGGTTCTAGGAAGCTCTAGTATACAGATGCTAGGAAATGATTACTCAATAGCAGAACTAGCAGTAACAGTTGCCTGCTTAGTTGAAGTGTACAGCATTTATGAAAACATGGAAGCTGTTAGTGGAAACAATTTATTTAAAAAGATTCTTGGATTCTTACCAAGAGCATTTAAGTCTGCATTCGCACCTAGGAGAAGAAGGGGACAAGATGAAAAATAGACTAGAAATATCAAGATTCTCAGAAGATGAGTTTCAAACATTAGCTAAGTTCTTTGTGCTTGACGATTGTGAACTAGAAGTGCTTGAAGGATACATACTAGAGCTACCAGATAAAGACAATAAGACTAGCATATCAAGAATTCCACAAGGATCTTATACTTGTGTAAAAAGAAATTCCCCAAAGTATGGTGATCACTTTCACGTATTAGACGTTGAAGAAAGAAGCTACATACTTATACATCACGGAAATTATAACACTGATACAAGAGGATGTCTACTTCCAGGAAAAGATCTTATAGATATAAATGGAGATGGATTAAAAGACGTTACAAGTAGTAAAAAAACTATGGCAAAGCTTAATGAATTATTGCCAGATGAATTTGAACTATGTATCATAAATGAATTTAAAGATGAGTCAAAATAATGATAACCCAAAGTTAAAAAAAAATGGAGGCTCTGGCACTAATGTAGGTAATGCACTTAGATTCCTTGTTAAGCAAGGTAAAGAAGTAGCTCCTGAACTATTAGATCTTGCTGGAAGTCTTACGGGTATTAAACAATTAAACTCATTAGGAACTGCCATAAGAGGTGACAAGAGCCTTAGTGAACCAGACAAAAGTATTCTTCTTCAAGAAATGGAGAATGATATGATTGAGATGGTTGAGGTTACCAAGCGTTTACAGATAGATAGTGAGCACGCTATTACTAGAATGATTAGACCTGTAAGCTATGCAGCTATGTTTGTTTTATTTATGTCTGTAGTATTACTAGATGGTAACTTAGGAGAGTTCACAATCGATAAAGCATACGTACCTGTAATACAGTCACTGTTTGGTACAATGACTATATTTTACTTTGGTTCAAGAGGAATAGAGAAGGTGATGAAGACTCTTAAGAAATCAGAATGAGTAGGTTAGAAACCTTTCTTAAAGACAATATAATATTTGTTGTCACTTTTGTTTTTTCTTGTGGAATAATGTATTCTGAAATTCAAAGCTTAAGAACTGTAGAAGATAGATTAGGCAAAAAAATTAAAGTAATATCACAAATGTCTGGTCAAATAAATGAATTAGAAAATAGAATAATTGTTTTAGAGACTACCAAGTGTAATTAGCTTATTAAATATTTTAGCTATAACATATAATAGCGTTGACTTACATTATGTTATACTTTTGTTGAAGGAGAATAATATAAAAATATTTCAATGGAAGAATTAAATTTAGGAGATTTGAATTTTGACACGGACACTCTTCAGTTATTTGATGAGTCAACAGGAGTGCAAGAACCAAAAGCAGACGGNACTACTCCTCCGTCAACAACAGTTGCAGATGCTGCAGTAGCTAATGTAACAAACGATACAAACACTGATGGTGAAGGTGATGATCCAGTGGATCCAAACCTAGAGAGCGTAGCTGATCAGAGTAAAGACAAAAATCAAGTTCAGGCAGGTAAAACACCTAATGGAAAAGAAGGCAGCGATTCTTCCTCTCCTAAACTGAATGAGACTGAACAGCTTTATTCAAACTTAGCTGCCGAATTCAAAGCCAAAGGTATTTTACCTGAGCTTGATGATGTTTCTTCTATAAAGTCTATGAAAGACATAGAAGAAGCAATTAAGAAATCAGTCGATTCTAGACTAACAGAACGACAGAAAGTTATTGAAGATGCACAGAAAGCTGGAGCACCAATAACAGAGGTTTCTCAAAAAGTAGACACCATAGATAAACTTAAGCAGGTTACTCCTGAGTTTATTAGAGATGACAATAACATTCAGTTTAGAAAGACTGCAATTGTTCAAGATTTCATTGAAAAAGGATATGGTGCTGAAAGAGCTGAAGCAATGGCTCAAAGAAGTATTGATGCTGGTACAGATATTGAAGATGCAGAATTTGCATTAGAGAGTCTTATTAAATCAGAAGAGGCTTCTTTAAAAATTATAATTGATAATGCAAAGGCTGGAGAAAAAGAAAGCCTAAATAACATTAAAGATTATATTGCTAAAACATCAGAAGTAATTCCTGGTATTGAATTAACTGATTCTCAAAAGGATGAGTTATACAATCAGATTACTACTGACTTAGGTAATAAGGACAACGCATTTATGGTTGCCCAAAAAGCTGATCCAATTGGATCTAGAATTAAACTCGAAGCTTTATTTTACTTAACTGGTGGTCTAAAAGACTTTTCTATATTTGGAAACAAAGCAGAAAGTAAGATTACTAATAACATAGAAAATTTATTAAGAGGTGCTAATTTTACGCAAGAAGGTTCAGTAGATACTAATGTAGCTGATGGAAATTCTAACTTTAAATTATCAGATCTTAAGGATTTAACAATAGAGTAAACAACTTTTTAAAAACAATTAAATTATGCAATTAGGACGGTTCCAAGTAACTGACGCAAAAGCGTTTGCTGGTATGATTAATCCTGAAAACACATTAGGTGCTATCTGGAAAACATCTCCAACAAAGATTAATGATGCTATGATCAAATTGTTAGCAATCAATAGAGGTAAATCTCTAGAGAACATGCTAGCTAAATTTGAGACTAAGCAAGTAGAGAATGACAATGAGTTCTATTGGGAGCTTATAGGCTCTTCTCGTAGAAACATTCCATTAGTGGAAGCTTCTTTCAAAGGTGCAACTGTTACCGCAGGTGACAACAACATTGGAGAAGGTGGCCAAGAATTTGAATTAACATTTGACGAGCAGTGGTTCTTCAAAGGTGAATTGATTGTTGGTGAAAAAAATGAAGTGTATCCAATTAGACTATTAGATGATGGTTATCCATCAGGAAGTCAGTGGGTTCATACTGCAGAAATTGCAGGTTCAGATCGTTCAGGTATCCCTGGTTCTGAATTGGTAGCTGGAAAAAGATTTACTGAAGAGTTCGCTCCTGTAGGTAAAGGTTTATCTCGTGAAGTAGGTGGAATTCGTAGAGTTACTCCTGTCGCTATGAGAGGTGAGTTAACTACTATTCGTATTGACCACAAACTTCCAGGTGATGCTACAAACAAGCAAGTTGTAATGGGTCTTCCTGTTATTGACAAGGCTGGTAACAAAAAAGTATTTGGTGCATTATCATTATACGAGGATTGGTTAGTAGAGCAAGAATTTTCTCTTTACAAAAACAAATTCCTTATGTATGGTAAAACAAACAGAACTTCTGATGGTCAGTACCATAACAAAGATGTTTCTGGACGTAGTATCAAAATTGGATCAGGTATCCGTGAGCAAATGGAGCAATCTAACACTTACTTTTACAATGATTTCTCAATTGAGTTATTAGAAGAAATCCTTTTTGGATTATCAGAAGGTAAGTTAGGATTCAACCAACGTGTTTTCATTCTTCGTACAGGAGAAAGAGGAGCTGCAGAATTCCACAAAGCTGTCTTACAGACAACTTCAGGATGGTCAGCTAACATGAGTACTCCAGGAACTAACCCTGCAACTGTAAAAAGCACTAGCTCTGAGTTACATAGTAACGCAATGGCTGCTGGATTCCAGTTCGTAGAGTATATGGCTCCAAACGGTGTAACTGTTAAGTTAGAAGTAGATGATTTCTATGATGATAAAATTCGTAACACAATCAAGATCCCTGGATCTAATGGTGTAGCTGAATCTTACAGATTTGATATCTTTTACATGGGTACTATGGAAGATCCAAACATCCAAAAAGTACAAGTTAAAGGTAAGGAAGAGTACCGTGGATATCAGTATGGTTTCAGAAATCCTTTTACAGGAGCTGTAAACAACGAGAACATGGGAACTTTAGAGGACAGTGGAACTATCACCAAATGGTGTCAGTTAGGAGTTGTGGTTTATGACCCAAGTCGTACCGCTTCAATCATCCCTTACGTATTAGCGTAATTGATAAAGACTTAATTACCCTCGTTTGTTCGATGAGGGTAATTATTTTAAAGTAACAGTTGGGAGATCTGTAAACACTCCCAAACATAAGGAAGGAAGAATCATAAATAAGATAACATGGCAACAGCTAAAAAAAGTGCAGCTTCAAATGAATCTGCAAAACAAATAAGAACTGATTTCTTAGAAGATAGGATAGTATCAGTAAAGCATATTCCAAATGAGACAAATGGAATTAAAGATATTAAGCACGTAGCATACGGAGGCTTATTGAATGGAGCAGAGGTAGCAATACCAGCACCAACAATGGATAATGGGAAGATGAAAAATCTTCTTACCAATGTAGAGAAAGAAGGATTAGAGCACGTATTGAATGGGGTTGACTTATCAATATACGGGCCATTCTGGAAAACTGGAGGAGATGCATATAGCATGGGTATTCTTCCTATATACTTAGGTAAAGATGAATTAAGATTAGACTTGTCTGATCCTTATGATTACATCAAGTACAAAGTGTTATTAGCATGTCCAGTAGTTGCAAACACTCTTGATGAGATTAAGCACAGGGCTACTAACAAATTTGTACTAACATCAGCTTCTGAGCAAATGGCTAAAGAAATTGATAAAGTTGGAAACAAAGTACAAGCATACAAGTTGTATGTAAAGTATGAAGAAGACAAAGAAATATTAAGATACACTTTAAGAAACCTTGGTAGAAATACTAACAGATCTCATAAGCTAGATTTCTTGCAGTCTGAATTACATAAAGAACTTGAGAAGAACCCAAGTTTACTTTGTTCTATTATGGGTGATGATTTTCTAAAAATGAAAGTGTTGTTAGAATCTTGTTACGAATTTGGAGCAATTAATAAAGTAGAGAAGAAGTTTTATACTTTAGATGATGAGCCTATTTCTGATGGAGATGCTCCAATCCTACAAACTGCTGCTGAATTTTTAGCATCTAATTTAGGACAAGAAATGAGGTTAGCATTGCAAGCAAAGCTTAAGCATAACTTAAAGTAGGATATAGACAATGACTGCATCAGAAACAAAAGAAGAGTTTAATTTAAGATATAACAATGCACTGGAAGGTGCACCTGGTTTAGACACTTTTGAAATAAGTTCTTACTTAACTATTGCACAAGAGCAATTTGTAAAGCTTATGTATGATGCGTCAAAAGATCCTGCTAATTCTTTTGAACTTCACGAGAGAGCTCGTAGATCATTAAATGAGTTGGTTGTAAACGAGAAGGTAACACTTCCGGTTGCGTCTGCTAGAGGATTAGTTGATGAGTCGGTATTTTATGAGATAGGTGCAGGTGGTGGTATTCAAGCTGCTGAGGTTAGAACTCCAATGTATATTGTTTTAGAGACAGTAAGGATAGATGTTAAACGAGGTAGTAATGAAGAGTTTAATTACTCAAACAGAGTAATACCTGTATTGCCAACAACTCATGATGAGTTTATGATTAACTATAGAAATCCATTTAGAAAGCCAAACAATAATAAAGTATGGCGTGTAGATCTTTCTAAAGAAAACTCTAAGACTACTGTAGAATTAGTAGCAACAGTGGCTATTAAGGAATACAATGTCCGATATATTGCTTATCCTTTTCCTATCATAGTGGAAAACTTAAGTACAGCTGAGGATACTGCTGGACTTGGATTGTCAATTAATGGTAAGGTAGCACAAGCTGCATGTCAGTTAAATGAGGCAGCTCAAAGAGAGATAATTAACATTGCTGTAGAAAATGCAGTTCTAGATTATAGAGACGGAACTTTACAGTCTAGAATGTCATTAGACGCAAGAGTATAATAAATTAAAAAATATTAGGAGGTTTGATACGTCCACCTTATATTTACATAAACGATTGTATCAAAAACAATTTATATTAATTAAACACAATTTTTATTATGGGATTAGCCGGTCAAAATCAGGTTAGACACATGTACGTAGGTNCTCCAGTAGACGTAGCAACTGTAGCTTTATTAAAAGCTGAAGCTGTAAATAGCTTGCAACTTTTAGGAGCAACAGGTGAAGCAGTAGCAGCTGGAAAAGCTTTTAAAATGTACCAAAAGGATGCACTAGGAAACATTATCTCTAGTGATACCATTAAGCCAGATAATGTAACTCATGTAGCATCAGTAGCTTACCAAGCTGCAACAGACAAAGCTGTAACAATTTCTGCTTTAACAGTAGACGTTAACAGTCTTTATACTGTATCTATCGAGATAGTAGGACATGGTTCTTTGTCTCCAGAAGACACTTACCTAAAGCAAGCTTTTTACAAAGCAGTTGCAGGTGATGATCAAGAAGCTATCGTTGATGGTTTAATTGCATCTTTGAATCGTAACTTTTCTCGTGAGATTGGAGCAACAGCAACAAGCAACCCTGCATTTGCATTTAGCAAAACTGGAACTGGAGCTGCAGCAGCTTTAGTAGTTACAGGTAAAGCTCAATCAGCAGGATTTGATGGAAACAAAAAGACTCGTGTATACGATGCTTTTGAAGTAGATATCAAATGTGAAACTTATCCAACTGTAGCAGTTACTACTCCAGCATTTGCAGGTGTAGGAACAGGCTTCCAAATCGTTGAGATGGAATACTTCCTTCTTGGTGAAAGAGGAGATGCTTACAGAACTAATGGTTACCCGTTCAACCTAGTTGGGCCAGACCTAGTTTCTAACGCAGCTGGAACTTACAACATCATTGAGATTGTTTATTTTGATGAAGGTAGAGATGAAGCTAAGAAGTCTAAGAAAGGTTTAACTATCGTTGCACCATTCACTAACTTAGCAGGTAATGCAGCTTTAAACACTGTAATTGCAGATCTTAATACTATATTAGGAGCAGGTTCAGTAGACGCACTAGCAGAAGCATAGTAGTCTAAACTAAACTAAAATTACCAAAGGGACTGGAATTTAATTTTCCCAGTCCCTTTTTTTATTCATTATAACAAAAAAAACATTATGTCAATAACAGTAAATACATTTATGGTCTCTAATGACCTTAGTACTATACAGCTTGACGTAGAAGTAACTGCTGGCCAAGTTGTAGATAATTTACTACTATGGGATCAGGATACCTACAAGAACCCAGCTACTGCGGTAAGTCTAACATCTTTAATTTCTGGTGCTAGCAATGTTGAGAGTATTGAAATTACAGCAGCACAAGCAGGTGTTTCATCTTTTAGTGGTATTTATTTTCTACAAATAGAAACAGATGACGAAGAGGCTGTTGTTGTAGCTACATTTAATCTAACACAATACTATATAATTCAAGCTAAGCTTATTGCAAAC